TATCTCTATCTCTTTCTCTGCTTTCTCTATTTAGTCTAGTTTTTTCTATGTCTGGATCAAAACCAAATCTGCTTTGTAATAATTCATCACTTATTAGATTTCTATCAGCTAATTGAATGAGTAGTGCTTTCTCAGTATCCTCATTGCTTAGGTCCATTCTATCAAATTCAATTTTAGCTGGATATCTAAATCCCATAGCTTTTTGAACTAATGCTATCTCTTTTTCCCAAAAATCTATAAGAACATCTCTACCATACTGTAATCTTTGGGTTAATGTTTTTAAAGAAATAAAATTATTGGTAGTTCCTGCTGCTCCAAAAGTACCTGTAAGAGTTGGAGGAATACCAAGTCCAGCGTATATACTATTTAAATGTGGTATATATTTACTTTCTCCAAGAAAATTATGAACATTGGTGTTGCTCTCTAATAATTCTATATCTGGCCCCCAAACTAAATCCATTGTGCCTCCACCAACATTATTTCCTAAAATCTGAGCAAGCTTAGCTGTTGCTGCTTTAGTAGGGGCTATCTTATGCTCTAGACTGCCCAATTTAAAAATACGTATATTTGATATGGCTCCGTCTAAAGCTGCCATATCTGCTAATTTAAGTTTTTCAACTACTGTGATATCATCCATGATTGCATATATCATAGGAAATGCCCATATCTGCCAATCATCTTTTTTATAATGAAACACTAGTGTTTTGTTTGGGTCTAGAGGATATGGTTTTTTGGCCCTAGCAGCTTCTATGATTTGTGATGGTAAATTACTAACTACTTCTTTTTCTCCTTCTGTACGAGGATTAAGAATAATTTTTCTTAAAGTACCAGGAACAATTAAATCGTATCTTTTATTACTTACGAATGAAGATAATTGACCAGCGCTCACTTCAACAAATACTGGATCGATAAATGTATATTTCCAAGGTATCTCTCTTTTTTCAAATTTATCATTATCTATGTCTAATACTTCTATATCTGCAGCCGCGGTGGCTTTATACATTTTATCAGCAGCTTTAATACTAAGTTTTGCTGTTTGTCTATGTACTACTACATTTGCCGTTTTATATAGATTATTTAAAAATCTTTCACTTCTATCTTTACCTTTAATCTTTTTGAACCAAGCTCTATAAAATCTTTCTATTCTTTTGTTTTTATGAACTAATTTTATTCCTTGAACAGCAAAGTCTCCCATGAGATCTATAACATTTTTTACTAAACCAACTCTCTGATATATGTCTTCTGCTTTTCTAATGATTTCTTTACTTTTATTTGGAACTGCTTCGTCTGGCCTAAAATAATCATATGCGCTTCTGGTTAGTCCTGGGCGACTACCAGTATTTGTATCTAGTCTAGAATAATCCAATCCCCATCTTCTATAAGCTTCTGATTTTTGTATACCAGAATATTCTTCTAGAGAATGAGATGATTCTTTTAGTGCATTTTTTTTGCTTTCTAAGTCATCTCCCCATGTAACATATGCTTCTTGATTTATTAAACTGGCGTCTTGTATAGCTTCACTTTTTGGATATTTTTTGGCCATAATTTTTTAATTATATTGTAATAGGATTGTAATAGAATTGATAAATTTATACACCCTAGCGGTATATTCCTTTATATATATCATCATTAACTTCAGAAGTAAACCAATCTGGCCCTTTATACATTTGACCATTAACATTAGATGTTAAATTTTTCATATTAGCTCCAATAACTTCATATTCTATCGGTTTAAGACTATTTGTCATTTGTCGAGCCATCATATTAGCTATCACTAATGCGCTATAACGGTCTTTTCGCAATCTTCCTCTTTTTCCATTTGGCATTTTAACTTCAGGAGTATCCCATCTATCTCTAGCGTTTGCTCCTGTGCTAGTTTGTGTCATTACAATAGTTGTTAATTCATTTTTTAGTTCTTCTATTTCTAAAATACATTCACTTAAACTATCATATAATGGATTTAAATCTGTTGACATAATATCTTTGCCTTCGCTATCTAAAGCTAATCCAAGACTAAGATTGTCGAATCTAGGAAATAAAGTTACCTTATCTTCAAAATCTTTTCTTAAACCATGGTTAGCCTGACCTGTCCAATCAGCCTTAGCAAATTGAACTAGCTCTAGTATATGTAATCCTTGCTGATCATCGGTATCTTTTATTTTACTATTGTCTATAAAAGGCCATATTGGCAATTCATCAGCTTCAATTTTTGATGGGTCGTGCAAAGCTTCTTCTATCGCAACTCCGCCGCCCTGAGCATCCATCCCTATCCTAGCACATGGAAATGTTTTCATGAGATTCCTTATTTTTCTCGCACAAAATCCGTAAAAATCATGTTCATTAATAGTGCCGGCTTTTTGTCGTTCTTTAAAATTTGCTCTATTAGTTGTCCATACATAAACTATACGTCGATGGTTTGGATGTATTTCTAAAACAACAATACTAAAATTATCTTGTTCGGATGCTGGGTCTATACCATAAACATATTGTAGATTTGCATTGCCTGTGGTTGTTGGTTCGAATAAAATGGGTTTATCGTCTATTAGTAGAGGTTTAGTATCTGAAACAACACAAGCTTCTATAAGGCTTCTGCGAAAGAATCCGTCGCTGTCTTCTGTAAAACAAGCAGCATATTCCATATTATATATACCGGTATGTATAGTAGCTTTAGCTCTACTTACCTGTTTGTCATCCATGAAACCTTTTGGAATTAATTCATATGGTATTCTAATAATACTATAGTCTTTCCAATTAAAATTAGAGGGAACTTCTCCTTTAAAAATTTCTTGTAATTTTTGAGTGTCTCCTCTACTACTTATAATTTCTTTATATCTTCTCCAGTATACAGCAAAATGTTTAAAAGAATAATCAGCGGTACCAGAGATAATTGCTTGATTACCCATTTTTATACTAAGTTCTTCTAATTTTTCGTTCCAAACTCCGGACTCTATCATTGCTTGTTTTTTTGCTTCTTCTTTAACGTTTTGTATAGGGTTTGCGGATACTGCTGCGAATCCAGACACAACTGTTTCATATATGTCAGGAGATATGGATGCAAACTCGTCAGCTATGATTATGTGTGCTCTTAAGCCTCTAATCTTGGAACCGTCACCCATTGGTATAGCAACTGTCCAGCTATCTCCTAATCTCATTGTGCATCTATCAACGTCTCGTCTTGGCCCATCGTCATTACCATTATATATGCTTCTTAATATTGCGCTATTTTTCCAAATAGTTTCCATATATTCGAATATGATTTTACTTTGACGAAATGCTGCGCCAACAACAACAATTTTTGTACCAGGAATAAAGACGCATTTTAATATACAATATAAAGCCATTAAAAAAGATTTACCAAATCCACGACTAGCTATGAACATGGGGAATGGTCTTATCCAAAATTCTTGTAATATTGCAACTTGTATGGGGTGAAGCTCTATTCCAAATAATAGCTTTACTGTACTACCAAGATACTTGGGATCTTTTATAATTCTCATAAGATGCAAATCTGGATTTTCAATATCCTCTTTGCTTCTGTTGATCATAAGATTATGATCGATATTAATTAATGATAGATCTCCTAGGCCAAGCCAGGCATCATCAAAAAATTGGCTTGTCTTTTCTTTCGACTTCATATATTTTTCTCATGAGAGCTTCTGCTATTTTTTCTGCATTATTGGCAGATCCACAAAATAATATTCTTATACCAAAATATATTTGAAATTCGTTAATATTTTTAATAATAAATGCTGGAGATATTTTTAATTTTTCCCAAACATGTCTAGGAACATTAGATCCAACTGGAAAATTATATATATCCTCCAAATTAAATTCAAATAACATAAAAGGATATTTGTATTCTTTCATTCTATTAAGAACATCTTTAAATCTTTTTTCAGTAATATTGTTGGCAATTTCACTAACGCTCTTTTTCCTCTCAATGCATAGGATATTCTCTAATCCTTCTATGCTATAGTCTCCAGTGTCTAGTTTTCTTGAGGCAGTAGCTTGATATTTGAACTTCCAAGGCTGTTGCTCTCTAGTATCAACTATGATTGTAAAATCAGGATAACTTGTCATTATTTTTACTCAGTATGATTCTTAAAAAGGCCACCTCGTATTGCTCTTCCATCCCTTTTATTGTATTGTGATGATCTCTGCACAAAGTTATTCCATTTGAGGTAACGAATCGTAAATTAGGATAATCGCTCCATTTTTTGATATGATGAGCATTTAATTTTTTATTACTAGAGCACCCTGGCCACTGACAAGTGAATTTGTCTCTTTTATAAATATCAGATCTCCACTTTTTATATAAAGGATCATCAAAATTTCTAAGCATAATTAATCTTTCTCTAGTTTTATATCTGAATCTACCATATCTTTTATTAAATTATCAAATGATATTTCTGGACGCCAGCCCAGTTCATTTTGAGCTTTTGTTGAAAGTCCTTTTAAATACTCTACCTCTGCTGGTCTATATAATTCAGGATCTATTTCGACGTATTCTTTATATGACAATCCTGCGTAATCAAATGCTTTTTTAACAAAGCTTAATACTGAATGGCTTTCTCCAGAAGAAATAACATAATCAGAAGGAGAATCTTTTTGTAACATTAGATGCATAGCCTTTATATAGTCTTTTGCATGTCCCCAATCTCTGCTAGAATTTAAATTTCCAAGTTTAAGATTCTCATTAGTTTTTTTATTAATAACTTTGCCTATATATTTTGTTACTTTTCTTGTTACAAAGTTCTCGCCTCTTCTTGGGCTTTCGTGATTGAATAGTATTCCAGAGCACGTAAAAATATTATACGCATTTCTATATATTTGAACCATTCTATGACTTGCTAATTTGGCAACACCATATGGATTTTGTGGCAAAAGTTCCGTATTCTCATCTTGGTATTTATTTCCTAAAGAATCAGTAGAGAAATTTCTACCAAACATTTCACTGGTACTTGCTTGATAAAATTTAGTATCTGCAGAATAATGCCTAATAGCCTCTAGTATATTAATTACTCCAATAGTTCCTATCTCAAAAGTTGTTGAAGGTTGTTTGAAACTTGTTCCAACATGACTTTGTGATGCTAGATTATAAAATTCATCTGGCTGATATTTAGAAATTAAAGATCCAACCACAGATGGATCTGTTACATCAAACTCCTCCAAATAAAAATTTGTATTCAATAAACTATGAGATAGTCTACTAAAATTATTAACACTGGACCTTCTATGTAAACCAATAACTTTATATCCTTTTTCTAATAAATGATCCGATAAATAAGATCCGTCCTGTCCTGTTGCTCCGGATATCATTGCTATTTTCATATCATTCCTCGTCCTTAATAATGCTTTCTGGAGTTAATAAAGGTCTATCTAATTTTTTATCATTATAAGAATGGTATTCTTGTAATTTATTCTTAAATTTTTCTGTAGCCATGGATAAAATTTCCATTTCTCTTCCTTCTCGTTCTCTTACTTCTTCATCTTCAAGCATTCTAATTAGTCCAACCCAGCTGCTTTTCCCATCTTCTATCCTTTTGATTCTTTGTTCTCTCGTTGCTTTAAGATCCTTACTGATTTTTTGCTGCTCATTAAGTAGTTTTGTATACTCGTTAGTATAATTAGCAATGCTATTACGAGCAAAGCTAAGTTGAGTTTCAAGATTGGCTAATTTTGGAATATCTCTTTGATCTTCTGGTTTTTCATATTCTTTATCTACTTGTCTTTGAAGTTTTTCAGTTTCTGCTATGTGCCTTTTTCTTTCTTTCATACTACGATTTATTAGAATATCTATTGTAATAAACTGTTTAATTTGTAATTCTTCTGCTGGTAATACGTCTTCTCTAAATTGTTTAATAAGACTTACCCAAGTATTTTCGAAGTATTCTAGTTCGCCAGTGTCTTCGTCAAATTGTCTTTTTATTTCAGACCAAAAGTTTTTACTGTGTAATTTAATTTTTAAATATTCTATTTCTTCTTTAGAATCACCAGCTAATAATTGTTCCTCATTAATAAATCTTTTAATAGGATCTATATTTCTATTTAGATTATCTGCTATGCTTTGCAATGGCAGTCTTTGAACATTATCTCTGATGTATCTTTCTTCATCAAGACTTAATTGTCCTCTTTTTTTAGGAACTTGTTTACTATCCACTCGTTATCCTCCATTAATTTTTGAATATGTTTTTGCAATTTAACTAAATTTTGTTTTGATAACTTTTCCCCATTTTTTAATTTGCAATAGTATTCTCTATATTCTGTCTCTATATTTTGATCTAGAAAATCTATAATCTCTTTATTTTGGATAGAAGATAATAGGTTATTTTCTGAAAAAATAGGATTATCTATTTCATTATCAATATACGTTGGTTGCATAATATTTTTCTTAGCATCATTTCTAGCTGCCCAAGCCGCATATAAGTCACAATCTTTTTTATTAGTATATTTAGAGCATTGATTATTTGAACACTTGTATGCTTTATCAAAAAGGGGACAAGTAAAACATGGCTTATCTGGTCTCTGGTAATTATTTCTTTTATAATTGAAAAGTCGATTTCTTACGTGGGTCCACAGAAAATTTTCTAATGGCCTAGAAGAGTCGTATTTTTCTAATCCTTCTAAAGCAAAAATAGCAGCCTGCTGCTTCATATCATCAAATTCATGATAGCCAAACTTGAATTTATGGCCTAGTCTTTTTGTTATATTATCTAATACCTTTAAAAAGTCCTCTTCGGAAACATCTTTTGGTAAAGATTTATTATTAGTTATTTTTAACTTTTTCTGTTTCTTTTGTCTCATCTAGTAACTCTGCTATGGTCTTTGATTCTGGTAGATTTAATTCTTCTTCTGATATATGAAAATCAGCAGTTGCTTTAACATCTAATACAGATGGGACCAATTCAGAAAAATTTGGCTTATTCATTAAAAACTCCTTGCGTAAAGTTAGCAACTCGTTACTATTATATAGTTTTATACACTTTAGTCAATATTTAATTATGAAAGGACCATATTATGGCAACATATAAAAGATGGAATCAGGAGGAGTTGGAGTTCATCAAAAATAATCAAAAGCTATTGAGTGATGAAGAGATGGCGGCAAAATTAGGTCAAATGACTGGTGGTAATGTTACTACTGCTATGATTAGGAGACAGCGTAGAAAGCTTGGTATTCAAAAGCAAAAGGGTAGAAGGAAGAAAAATCCATCATTAGTAGTTTCTGTTGGAGAAAGCACAAATGTCTGATAAGAAGCCATTCGGATATAGTTATTTTCTAGACATGTATAATACTAAAGAAGGAACAGCGGATGATCTAGAATTAGTATATAGATTTTTAGAAAGACTGGTTGATGAAATAGGAATGACAAGAATGACTCCTCCTATAGTTATTCATGGTCCAACGGATCATGGTAAGGAAATTTATGCAGATAAGTATGGCGTA